ACAACTGGATACTCATCGTTACCTAATTGAATTAATTGAATAGCTTCTATAACTCTTGAAGCAATAGAATAATCCATTCTTCTGATATTTCTTTTATGTTTTAGAGCTTCTAGGGCTGGATATAAATAAGGAGTAGGATAAGGAGAACCAGTAACAACTTTACGTCTTATAATTAGTTTATTATCTAATAGAACTTCTTTATTTCCAGATAAAACTTGTTCTACAAATTCTGGATAGTTTCTTAATAACTTTTCATATAAAGGAATATCTTTATTTCCATCAGGATACATACCTTTATTTTGAATAAAATATACTAATTCGTCCGGTAATACCACATAATAAGATGGATCATTTAGTACCATTGAATCTTTTATTTTTATAGTAGTTGGATCTCTAATCCACATATCACCTGGAATAGTTAATGACGGGTATTTCTTTATTCCTAAGTCCATCAACTGATCTTTAGTAGCTGATATATAATTTATCTCTGGAACTACCAAACCAGAAATTAAATACTCTAATGCACAATCTTCAATAAAAGATCTTAGTTTATCCTCTAGTCCTGTGAATATTCTAAATTCATTATCAGAAAGAGTTCCTTTATCAAAGACTATATTTGTAACTCCTATTTCTACCATTTTATTAATAACAGTCGATGCGATAGGGTCGCGTCTATAATAGAATCTACAATCTTGGACTATACTTTCAAATTTATCTAAATCAAATATCTCTAATTTATCTATTTCCTCTGGTGCCCAATCAGTAGCTCCATTCCATGTTTTAACAAATGAATAGGATGCTTTGGCTAATTTTGTCATATTTTACCTCTTTAGTACCATTGTGACTTTGCCAACTTAACTTTAGTTGGTTTAAAATTTAATGTTTCATTTTGAAGATAATAAGCCAGAACTCCACATAACAAAGCAGAACTAAAGTGGTCTTCGCCTCTTTTCCCGCCTCTTTCAGTTAATGTTCTATATACTATATCCCCATTTAATGTTCTCGTATAAGTCATTCTTTCTAGTTCAGTAACCATTTCCAGATCAGTAGAACTATAGAGAATTTTATGATTTTGTGTGTAATCTTGTAAAACCCCTACGGAAAAAGGTTTTGTTTTATTTTTAATTTCGTTCCCTTGGGAATCAACTCCCATAACTATCTGAGAAGAGAAGTTAATAGGAATAATTCTTTTTCTAAAATCCTTATGTATGAAATCGTCATGTTCTTGTAATCTAGGTATAACCGCTTTACCTGCTGATCCTTCATCAATTCCTATAACGGATGGATTAAATTTAGAATCTAACCAATCTATAATTTTCTCCTGAATAAAGTAATTTACTTTATCTAGTCGTATTCTTCCATGAAATCTTAATCTACCAACATTGTCCATAAATAAAATAACTATCGCTGTAGGATCAGTAAATCCTAAATCTATTCCAAATAAACTTTTTTGATTTTTATCTGCCAGTCCAGGAAATATAGCTAACTTCTCTAAATAAGCAGACAGGTTATCAAATAATTTTGTACCATCTAATGTTAATTTATATACTGGATAATTGGAGATTTGCATGGTTCCTCTATCAAACAAAGAGAATACTGGTTTACCATGTTGTCCTAAAACAAGGTGCATGTAGTCATCAGACTCTTCTCCACCGTACATTTCAATAGCTTGTTGTCTATCCTTCTCACTAAATCTAGGATTCTGTAAGGCAGATATTCTATGTTTAGTATAAGATGAGTTCTCTCTATCTGCATGATATAATACATTTCCTTCTCGTAATCCAGTAGGAACACCGGAAACCAATAGCTTAAATCCAGGAGTGAATGTATTTATAGTTGGTTGTAGTTCAGTCCATGTTCCTTTAGGATAATAACCTGCTTCATCCACTACAGAGAATGGAGTATGCAAACCAATAACCGAAACACCAGTACCGGATTGTCCAGCGATTCTACATAGTAAAGAAGTATTATTTAGAAGCTTAATAATTAGATCAGAATGATTAACTCCTTTCTTAGCGTCAATGAAATTCTTTAGAAAAGAGTTTGTTCTTAGCTGTCTAACTAGATGGGTAAATACTGGCTCTGCTTGTGCTTTACCTGGAACATGATAATTAATATATTCTCCTGGATAAATATCATTTACCATTATCCATAATATAATATCAGTAATAGACAAGGTTTTACCTACCGCACGTCCACAGCATAAAGATACATAACTATCGAAATCACATATAAAATCTACCTGATAGTCATTATAATTAAAAGGTTCTTCCCATTCCATTTTATCTATATTTCTATAGAATTCTCCAAACAGAACGGGATGTCTTACTATCTCATAAAATATTAACTCTTCTTGAGTTATCTTTTCAATTAATGCCATAAATCCACATCATTTGATTAACAATAGAATAAAAAATACTAAAAATAACATCATAAGAAAACTAAACATTGCTTTATTAAACGTAAATTTTTTTCGTTTCATATTTATCCTACTTTACTGCTGTACAAAGCATATTAGACCCGCCGTCTGATTCTAAGCTCCATACAGCTAGTCCTGCTTGTTTTAAATAAAATGTTAAAGATTCTGGAGATAACAAAGTGTAATGAGAATTCCATCTCCAGTCGTCTCCGCTCTTAGCAAAGTTGTTATCTTCTTGTCCTCCCATTATCCAATAAGAAGCACTAAAGTCAATAGGCATATTATTAATAATAGGTAGATCGTTCTTTAGCCAACGTTCTGCTAATAGCTTAGCATTAGGACATTGTATAAATATAGATCCACCAGGTTTCAAAACTCTTGCCCATTCCTTTAAAACTCTTACAGTATCCCTATAAGAAAAATGCTCTAATACATCTGCTGATCTAATAAAATCAAATGTATTATCTTCAAACATAGGTAACTTATCAACACTACACACGTACTCTAAATGAGGACATGCTGGATTTATATCTATGTGAATATCACAAGACATATCTGGATGATAACCACTGCCAAATTCTCCTCTCATCCTCCTCCTCCAATTGCACCATCGTCATTATTTTTCATAAGGCTCTCCTTTTCTTTCCGCTATCTGTATATTCTATATTATCTACGAGATTTATTTTAATTGGTATTTTATAAGGCTCTAAAATCTCTCTACATTTCTTAATAAGGGATACGGTAAATCCTTTAAATGCAGGTTTAGAAATAGGCATTACATCCGCTACTACTATCTCTCCTAGAAATCCATTTGATTCTTTTCTAACTAATACATCTTTTACAAAACTATGTTGTAATATTGCTTCTTCTACTTCTTCCGGATATACTTTATATCCTCCTGTATTTATAACTTCTGAATCTCTTCCTAGAACTCTATAGTAATTATATGAAACTTCTACTCTATCTCCTGTATATATCCACCCATCTTTAATCGGAGATTCATAATTAATATATCCAAGAAAGGAAGTATTATTTTTTACATATAGAAGATCATCTTCTATCTTTATTTGATCATCTATCTCTATCCATAAATCATTAGTTTTTAATTTCAATGTTCCTGTTTCTGTAGAACCATACATTTGTTTTAATTTAACATCTGGAAATTCTTTTATTAATTTTTTTAGGGATTCTTCAGACATTCTTTCTGATCCATAAGTAATTATTTTTAGTGAATTTAAATCATAGTTTAGATATTCTCCAGTAGTTAACATTAGATTTATAAAGGATGGAGTAATTGGTAATAGTTCTATTTTATGTGTTTCTATTAAAGATAGACAATCCTGTATAGACTTAGTCTTTGGTACTATTAAGCAACCTCCGTTGAGTAAAGTAGAAAAAATTACATCCAATCCTCCCATGCTATCATGGCTCATATACAATAAAGTTTTGTAACTATTTCTATCTTTATACTTAGATAAGAACATATCGGTATCGTGTAGAGCATATTTCTTCTTACCAGTAGTACCAGATGTACCAATTATTAATCCACCTTTTTTATCCTGTATTTGTTTAGAAATCAGTTCGTTTATAGGCGGGACGAAAGATGTTATAGTTATATCGTCCTTAGCAATATTCCTTATTGATATGCCTAATGTATCTAGTTCGTCATTAGATAAATTTTTAGAAGAAGGTAGTACTATATAATTATGATCCAAAAGATATATAAATAAAGTAATAAAATAAAAGTTTAGTTCTCCCTCTATAGAAGCTACAAATTTAATAGCTTGGCTCCCATCGCTAAATTTATAAATGCCTTCTAATAGATCAGAGTATTTATAGGTAGTTGTTCCTACTATTAAAGCATCTCTGTCTTTATAGATTTCTAATAAATCAACGATCAAGAAATACCTCCTAGATAAACAACCTGTCCAGTAATAAAATCACTTTCAGGTTTTATAAAAAAGTCAATGACATTTGATACATCTTCACAAGTTCCTTTACGATTAATAGCTTGTGCTCTTAATACTAATTGAATTTTATTATCTGGAACTCCTTTTATTAGATTAGTATCTATAGGAGTAGGTCCTACTGCATTTACTGTAATATTATAACTAGCTAATTCTTTAGCTAAAGTTCTTGTTAGAGACTCTACAGCGGATTTAGATGCCGCATAAATAGATTCTCCTTCTAGATTTAGAGGAGCGGCTATTGATACAATATTTACTATTCTACCAAACTTATTATTGATCATTAGTTTAGATGCTTGTTGGGTAACATAAAATAAAGCATTGAAATTTAGATCTATAATATTCTTAACTGTATCTAAAGGAGTGGTCATAAAATGATTCATAGAAGCAGTACCAGCATTATTAATTAGATAGGATAGTTTTCCATAATTCATTCTAATAAATTTAAACATAGTATCTACTTGTTCTTTATCTGTTATATCTACTACTAAAGATCTATATTCAGAACGATACTTAGTTCTACTGCATCCTATAACATTGTATCTTAAGGAATCATAATAATCAGCTAAATAGTTTCCTATACCGCTACTAGTACCAGTAATTAACATTACCTCATACATTTTTATTTTCCTCTATGAATTCAATAACAGATCGTATAGTTTTAAAAGGACTACTATAACCTACTGCCCTATTACTATAGAAGTCTATATTCATATTTAAGTTATTTTCTAAATTGGACTCCAATGACACTAAAAATGAAACCAATCCAAAAGAGTCTAGTAATCCATTTTCTCCATAAAGAACTGTATCTAATCCATCTCTAGAATATCCTAACATAAAAAAGTCAGATGAAAATTCTCCTGCCTTTATAATACATTCTAAAATCTTATCATCCATGTTTAATCTCCTTAGAAAAAGTTACAAATGCTGTTTGATATTTAAATCCTACTTTTCCTAATAGAGATATTGACGAATAATTAGAAGGCTGTGTAGAAGTAATTATAATAGATTTTCCTTTTCTATATAAAGTCCATAAGCAACTCTTTAGTAATTCTTCTCCAACAGAAATAGTATCTTTGGTTATATTTGGAAACGTAGCTGTAAGATCTATATAAGCCGATAAATGATAGTCTTTACTAAATCTATAAGAAGTAAATCCTAATACGTTTTTATTATAGTCTTCATATACTAGGACTCCGTCTCCATATGTCCCTTCTATAGAGTTTTTTATCCATAGCCTATACAATCTCTGAGCAGATTCATAACTTAGATTTGGATCTTTATGATACTTGCTTAAAGAAAAAGAAGAATCTGATATATCAAATAATACCTTAAAATCTTTTTCAGTAGCTTTTCTAGTACGTTCTGATATATATTCTGGAGTATATAAAGGCAAACAAGTAACATAGGATAAACTAATATCTAAAAATCTATAACCTAAATCTTCTAACTTATGAATGGATTCTATGTTAGAAGGAAAACACTTTACGGTTATATATTCAAAATCCTTTTCATCTATATCATGAGGATAATTATAATCGTCTATATTTCCTATTACTTTACTAAATACTAAAGAATCAAATTCATTTAACTTAGGTACTATCATATAGATTCTCCTAATTTATTCCAGAAATTGTTAGCTACGTTTTTCCAAGAGAACTTATCTATTAGTTTAATTAGTTCAGTATTCGTTACTGTTCTAACTGGTTTACTAAAGATAGATATTAGTTGATTTCTGACATGCTCAAAACTACCGTCCTCTACATACTCTACATAATCTTCATACCAATATCTATAAGCCGGAATATCTAAAGTAATTCCTCTTGCTCCGCATAATAGGCCTTCTAGTAACGGTAGTTCTAATCCTTCGATTCTTCTCATACCTGCAACATATTCACAACTATTATATAACTGTCTTAATTTTTTATCAGTTATGTTTTCGTAATTACTGCAAATATTAGGATCACTAAACAATGCTCCGCCTAAATGTACCATCTTACTTTTAGTAAATTTTACTGCTTCAAATACTTCTCCAATACATTCTGTATCAGCTATATATCCAGTAGTTAATGCTTTATAAGGTCTAACTTCTTCATTCTCTCTATAAAATATATCTGGATTAACTCCCCAAGGAGTGCTATAAAAATTGAAATCATTAAACTTGGATTGTCCAGGTAGATCAAGAAAACTGGCTACCATCTTTGCTTTGTTCCAATAAGAGTACCAATAATCATAAGAAGGAGTAATTGCTGTTAAATAACAATGTTGTAATAGGACATATTTATCGCATTTCAAATATTCCATGCTTCCTGTACCAATTGAATCTAATATTTGTAAATCTGCTTCTTTAGTGTTATCTACAAACTCCACCCATGATGGGGCGTTCTCTCTTATTTCTCGTCTAATTCTATACATTACCCTGCCTAACGTATTAGGCAACACTTCATAAAAAATCCTCATGTAATCTCCTTTACTGTATTAATAACCTTTTCTACTTCTTCATTTGTTAGTGATGGATATAATGGCAAACTTACACAATGTGAAGCTATGTACTCCGCCACAGGGAAATCCCCTACTTGATAATTAGTAAGTTTCTGATAGAACGGATGTGCTGGAATAATTGGTGAATAATGAATACCTGCTCCAACTCCTCTTTCTTTCATCTTAGCTATAAAATTATCTCTATCTTCTACTAAGATAACAAACATATGCCATACATGATCTCTACCATTTAGGTCTAAAAACTTTACTCTGCCATCTAATTCATCCATGTATATATTAGCTATTTTCTTTCTAGGTTGCAAGAAGTAATCTAATTTCTTTAATTGTTCAATTCCTATACTGGCTTCTACATCAGTCATGTTTGCTTTATATCCAGGTTTCATATGAACCATAGGTTTATTTAAACTAGATCGTAAAGAGATTTCTGAGTATCTTTCCACATGCCCTGCACTTAATCCATGTAAGGAAAGACTTCTACCTACTTGGTCAATATAGGGAAAATATGTAATAAGCAACCCGCCTTCTACAGTAGTCATATTCTTAGTTGGATAGAAACTAAAACATGCCCCATTGGAATAAGATGTTGCACCTAGATAATGTCCTTTATATGTTGCACCAAAAGCATGTGCGGCATCTTCTATGACATAACCAGATTTAGCTTTTATTTCTTCTAGATCACACACTTGACCAGCAAAATGTACTGGTACAGTTACTTGATTATTAGATACTATCTTTGATGAATCTATATTTCCATCCATACCTACATCACAAAATTCTACTTCATAGAAAGCATTATAAGCGGCATTAGCTGTAGCTACAAAAGTTAATGCTGGAATTACTGCTTTAGACACAAGAAGTGATCTTAATGCTATTGTTAAAGCCGATGTACAAGAGTCCGTAGCTACAACGTAGTGAGCTTTTGTATATTTCTTTACTTCTTCCTCAAACTCTTTTACTTTAGGTCCAACAGTTAACCACCCGCTTTTTAGAACTTCAGTAACTGCTTCTATTTCTTCTTCTCCAATACTAGGTCTAGAGAAAGGTATAAAATTATCCATTCAAATACTCCTTATAATATTTCTTCCACATCCTTATTGTATAGTATTCATCCTTATTCAAATCTTGTTCTTGGTATTTAGCCCATGTATAAATAGGAAGTGCTCCAGCAATTAATGACCAATCAGATCTAAAATTAAAATCTCTTTCCATTTTATCTTTACTTAATCTATAATTTCTATTATCATTACTTGTTCCGTCATAAATAACATTAGCCATAAAATGATCTGCTAACATCTCAGCTAATTTATATATTTCTATATTATGAGTAACTACGTTTGTTAATATACTTTCCTTAAACTTCAATCCATTAAGGATTGCTCTACAAGCATCGTATATAAATAAGAATGGTCTATATTGTTTACCATCTCCAAAGATATGTACTTTACCTTCAGTAGCTATATTCTTAGACATTAGATTTACTGCTAGATCTAATCTCATTTTATCTGAGTATCCAAATAGTGTACCAAATCTCAATATAGAATAATTTAATTTGGATTCCATTAACATTCTTTCAGATATTATTTTAGACTCTGCATACTCGCTTTGAGGATTTAGTACATCATATTCTGTAGATTCTTTATCACTAATTCCATAAACACTTGCTGAACTTGCAAATACAAACTTTTCTATTTTGTTTTTCTTAGACCAGTTTATTAGATTCTCTGTAGCTAATATATTCATTCTATAAGTTAGATCAGGATGTAATTCACAAGAGGGATCATTAGAAATCCCTGCTAGATGAACTACATGAGTTATACCGTAATTGTTTAAAAAATCTAAACTATCTGAACTTAAATCTACCTTTAGATAACTTTTAGATTCAAATAAACCTAAATCTAAAGGAACTACATCATAGCATCTATTTACTAGAGTTGGTACTAAAACAGTACCTAAATATCCATTTGATCCTGTTACTAATATCTTCATACTATTTTATACCAAATATTCCCTTCTGTTTTACAATCAGGTAAAAGTTCACAAACCGCATTATGTACACCTTCCCAATTAAAATCATGTCCTGATATTATACCACCTTTCTTAATTAAAGGCAAGTATAGTCCTATATCTTCTTTAGCATGTTCATAAGTATGGTCTGCATCAATATAGACCATATCAAAGTATTCTTCACCAAAAGCTTTTGTTAAATACTTTGCACCCTGAACACTTGATTTTTTAATCGGAATTAGTTTTCCTGAATCCACATATTCTCTTAAGTTATCCTTAAAAATATTGAAAACACCGTTACTTCCAATTAGTATAACTTCCTGATAATCATAGCTCCATCTTTCAAAGTCTTCCGGACCTTTCCAATGGTCTACTGCATAAACAGTAGCTTTAGTATTATCACAAATTGCTCTAGTTGATCTACCCTTCCATGAACCTACCTCTACAATATTTTCTTTATCTTCTGCTAGTTTAGCTAAAGTAGCTAATTCTGATTCAAATGTCCAACCATCAATTTTTTTAGCGTTTTCTAAGTTCAATTAATATCTCCTGTAATAATCTAATTATTAGTTCTTGTTTCTTGTCTATGTCATAATTTAGAGACATAACACAATCATGCCTTTGGTCTTTATTATACCAGATACCGCACAAACCACAATACTCCGTACTAATAGAAATAGTAGACGTGTACATATCGTTACTCATTTTCTACCAATGCCCCAGTCGATTATACAAGCCTGCTCCTTGTGCTTCTTCTGCATGATGTACCATTTCAGTAGGAGTTACAGCACATTTATATTTATTATCCCAAAGGATTTTTAATTTCAGCCAATCTCCTCCTTCTGTAGGATGATTAACTGGATACCAATCAATAACATTT